TCACCAAAGCCGAGCGCAAGCATCTGGAGGCGTTCGACAGCTGGGTGCGCGATCCACGCAACCACGAGAAGGCCGGCGCGCTGATTGCCGCCGCCGCCGAGGTCAACCCCCGCGAGAAGGCGGTGGCCGGCAGCAGCGCCGCCGCTGGCGGCTACGCCGTACCCGAGGTTATCAGCCGCCGCATCGGCGAGAAGCTGCAAGACATCTCCATGATGCGGCAGCTGGTGCGCGTTGTGCCGGTGGGCACGACCGATTACAAGGAATTGATCGACGTCAATGGGGAAACCGCCAGCTGGGTGGGCGAAACAGGGTCGCGCAGCGAAACCAACACCCCGCAACTGGCTGAGGTTGCCCCCACCATGGGCACCCTCTATGCCTACCCCAAGGCCACCGAGGAATCCCTCGACGATATCTTCTTCAACGTCGAGGACTGGCTGGTGCGGAAAGTGTCTGTGGCTTTCGCCAAGGCCGAGGGTGCCGCCTTCATCAGCGGCGACGGCAGCAACAAGCCTACCGGGTTCCTGAACGGCTCGCCCAGCTCCGCTGGCGATGAGGACAGCCCCGCCCGCGCCTTTGGCACCCTGCAGTACATCCCCAGCGGTGTGGCTGATGGTCTCGGTTCGCCCGTTTACACCAGCCCCGGCCTTAGCTATCCCCAGGATCTGCTGATCGACCTGGAAACCGCCCTCAAGCCAGGCTACCGCCAAAACGCCAAGTACCTGATGAATCGGGCCACCTTGGCGGTCATCCGCAAGTGGAAGGACGCCGATGGCAACTACCTGTGGCAGCGCAGCATGCAGGCGGGCCAGCCCTCCCTGCTGAACGGCTACCCGGTGTTTGAAATGGAGGACATGCCGTCCATCGGCACCAACGCCTTCCCCATTGCGTTCGGTGATTTTATGGAAGGCTACCTGGCGGTCGACCGCATCGGATTGCGGATGACCATCGACAACATCACCACCCCTGGCTACGTGAAGTATTACGTGCGCAAGCGCCAGGGCGGCAAGCGTTACAACGATGACGCCATCAAGCTCATCAAGTGCGCCGCCAGCTGATAAGGACGGGGGCCGGCAACGGCCCCCAACCGTCTCATGAAAGCGATCGTAATCGACGAATTCAAGGGCGTGGAGGATGGCAGCATCCACCCGCGCCTGATACGCGCCGGCGAGACCATCACCGGCGACCTGGCCCGCGTGGCCGTAGACAACGGATGGGCCCGGGAGGCCACCGAAAAGGCAAAAAAGCCGCCAGCCAACAAGATGCTGACCGGGCCGGCCCGCAACAAACATGGGTCTGCATTGCCACCGGCCCCAGCCTCTCGGCGGCCGACTGCGAAAAAGTCCGGCACCTGAACTGCATCACAGTCAACGACGCATACCGGCTTGCGCCCTGGGCTGCGGCCCACTACGCGGCGGATGCTGAGTGGTGGCGGGTGCATATCGGCGCCATGGACCACTGCAGCGGGCAGAAGACCACCCAGCACCGCAACTGGCAGCCCGGCGAGGCGGAAAAGCATGGCATCACCGTGCTGAAATCATCGCCAAAACCCGGGCTTTCCCGTGATGCGGGCACCCTGCACGCGGGGCGCAACAGCGGCTACCAGGCCATCAATCTGGCGTACCTGCTGGGAGCCACCCGCATATTGCTGCTGGGATACGACATGGGCGCCACCGGCAACACCCATTTTTTTGGCGACCACCCGAAAGCGCTGCGCCAATGCAGCGATTACGGCAAATTCCGCGCCCCGTTCCGCACCATACACCCGGCGGACTACGGGCTGGAGATCATCAACTGCACGCGGCAGACGGCGCTCGACGCCTTCCCCCGCATGGACCTGGAAGCAGCCCTTGAAAACCTTTAGCGGCCGCAAGCCCAGCCAGCACCCGGCGGAGCTGGGGCAATTTATCGACATGCTGCTGCGCCTGGGTGTGCGGCGGTACCTGGAAATCGGCGCCCGCCACGGCGACACCTTCCACGCAGTGATGAGCGCGCTACCCAAGGGCAGCCTTGGCATGGCGGTGGACCTGCCCGGCGGAAAGTGGGGGCAATCCAACAGCCAAAAGGCCCTGGCGGCTGCAGCGGCAGACATCGAGGCCCAAGGCAAAACCGCCGTGGTGGTGCTGGCCGACAGCCACCAGGCCGGCACAGCCCGCACCGTGCGCCGCCACACCCCGTTCGATGCGGTGCTGATTGACGGCGACCACACCCTGGCCGGCGTTACCCGGGACTGGGAACTGTACGGCGCCATGGCCGACGTGGTGGCCTTCCACGACATCGACGGCGCCGGCGTTACCGCCAAGCGGGGCGGGCACCCGGTGGAGGTGCCGCTGCTGTGGCAAAAGCTGCGGTGTGGCCACGGCATGGCGCGGGAGATTATCGCCCCAGGCAGCAAAATGGGCATAGGCGTGCTATGCAAATAACCATCCTCACCAATTTCCGCGCAGCCCACCAGTGCGAGGCAGCAAAGGCCCTGGCCGCCGGCATGGCCGCCTGTGGCCACCGCGCCAGCATCGAGGCGGGCTACAACGCCAGCACCCGTGCCGTGGCCTGCTGGGGCTGGCGCAAGGGAAAGCAGCTGCGGGACAAAGGCCACGACGTGTTGGTGATGGAGCGCGCCTACCTGGGCAACCGCTTCGAGTGGTACAGCCTCGGGTGGAACGGCCTTAACAACCGGGCCAAATTCCCCGAGATCGACGACCCGGCCCGGTTCGCCAGGCACTTTGGCCACCTGCTGGAGCCGGAAAAAGCCGGCGGCGGCTATGTCCTCATCATCGGCCAGGTGCCCGGCGACATGAGCCTGCAAGGGCGTGATCTGGCGCCCTGGTATGCCAAGACGGCGGCAGAGGCCGCGCGGGTGTACGGCCTGCCTGTCTACTTCCGCCCCCACCCCGAGGCAGTGCGCCGCGGCCACTGCCACAGCATGCCCGGTGTGCCCGTGCTGGATGGCGACCTGCTGCCCGCCCTGCGGGAGGCCGCCGTGGTGGTCACCTGGAACCGCAACACCGGGGTGGAGGCGGTGCTGGCCGGCGGGCCCACCATCACCACCGACCCCGGCGCCATGGCCTGGGACATAACCGCCCACCAGCTGGGGGAGGTTGTGCAGGCCAACAGGCAGGCATGGGCCAACCGCCTGGCCTGGAAGCAATGGACCCTGGACGAAATCACCAACGGCACCGCCATTGACCCGGTACTGAGCGCCCTATGATCACACTGGTAAGCACCGCCACCACCGAGCCCATCACCATGGCCCAGGCAAAGCAGCACCTGAAAATGGACGGCATCAATGACGACGACGACCTCATCACCGCGCTGATTGCCAGCGCCCGGGAGACCGCCGAGCGCATCACTGGGCGCGACCTGGTGCGCCGCCAGTGGGCCCTGGCGCTGGATGGCTTCCCCCCGGGGCGGATTATCCCTCTGCCGAAGGCGCCGGTGGCCAGCGTGGAATCCGTTACCTATGTGGACACAGCTGGCGCGACTCAGACGCTCAGCACCGATGTCTACGGCGCCGCCCTGGACTGGACAGCCGCCCACCTGTACCTGAAATTCAACCAGCAATGGCCCGCTGCCCGGGTGCAGTTTGCCGCGGTGACGGTCAATTTCACCAGCGGCTACCCCTACGACGCGGACGCCAGCCCACTGGACGAGCGGGAGAACGTCCCGCCCGGCATCATTGCCGCCATCAAGATCATCCTGCGCGATCTGTACGACCAGCGCGGCAGTGCCGACAAGCCCAGCGCCGGCGCCCCCGGCAGCACCGCATGGAACCTGCTGGCCCCATACCGGAGGCTGCAATGCTGATAGACCCCGGCGAGCTGGACCAGCGCATCAACATCGAGGAAGAGGTAGCCACCCCGGACGGCATGGGCGGCACCACCACCGCCTGGCAATTGGTGGCCGCAGTATGGGCCAAGGTGCGGCCCCTCACCGGCACCGAGCGCACCGCCGCCGCGCAAGTGGAAAGCCCGGCAAAATACGCCGTGATCATGCGCAACCGCGACATCAGCGAAAACCAGCGCCTCAAGTGGGTGAGCAACGGTAACCGGCTGCTGAATATCCGGTTTATTGGCCGCGAACAGCGGGCGCAGTACATCAAAATCGAGGCGGAAATGGGAGTGCCGGACTGATGGCAAGTGGATTCACCAGCACCCGCGCCCGCATCAAGTTGCGGCGAATTCTCACCGCCAGCGAAAACAACGTGAAGGTGGAGATGAAAAAGGCCGCCGACACCCTGCGGGACGAGATGCAAGCCCGCGTGCCGGTGAAGTCCGGCACCCTCAAAAACAACATCACCAGCGCCGTGGCCAAAAATGGCTTGCGAGCAGAGGCCGGTATCCGGGGGAAAAAGGCCAAAAAAGCCGCGTTTTATGCCCCCTGGATCGAATTTGGCACCAAGGGCCACGGCATCAAGCCTGAAACCCGCAAGGCCCTCGCCTTTGAGGGCGTGTTCGCCATGGGCGCGGACCACCCCGGTATCCCGGCCCGGCCCTTTATCGGCCCCGCCTGGGACGCGAAAAAGCCCGAGATCATCAAGGCCGTTACCAAGGCTATCGACAGCGCCGTGAAAAAGGTCAGCGAACAATGAGCGACCCCGCCATCGCCCTGCAAACAGCGCTCTATACCGCGCTGGATGCGGCCCTGTCGTGCCCGGTGTACGACCA